TGACTTAAAGGTCTTAATCATTGATGAACTAAATCTCTTAATATTTTTAAGATTGGCTGAATTTGTCTTCTTGATGTCTTTAGACATCTTAGAATTCATTGACTTAATTACTTTAGCAAAGTTGCCTTTACCCTTAAGTGCCTTAACGGCTTTAGTAGCTTGACTAGATATATATTTGCCAAACGGATTCTTTTTAAGAGTTGCATATAAAGCCTTAACTTGCTTTTCAACTGAAGCAATTGACTTAACAAATTGCTTAGAAACAACTACAGCTTTCTGCATTTCTGCAGTTTGTTCCTTTAAGTCTTTAATATCAGCTTTGTCTTTAGTATTAGTTGATTTACCAAGTTTGCCAGCTTTATCACTATTTTTATTATTAATGGGCGATTTTGAAAGCGGTGTAGCTATTGGTGTACTTCGAATCGAATTTATACCAGGAATAGCAGTTTTAGTCGGTGTAAAGTTAGATACCGTTTCACCAGTGATGGCTTGCAGAATATCATCGGTAATATTAATTAATAAACCTAATCCACTTTGATTACTTAAACCTGCAGGCGTACTGGATAAATTAGTTGCCGGTGTAACAGTACCATCAGCATAGTGAATAGCAGAGCCAAATATCTTAGCCATGTCATCGCCATTAACAATGTCTTGACCAGGCAATAACCAAAATGGAAGATTGCGCTTGTCAGGAAATGGAATAATTTGACCGTTAGTTAATAGACCTTCACGATATTTGCTTCCAGGAGCGTCATTAACTACAGCTGGGACGCCATAGTGTTTACGCCAATCAGTGCCTTCGGCAAAATGAATCTTGCCAATTTTTGCTTTTCCACTGAAGACTTTGCCAATAAATTTAATTGGACCACTTACTTTATCCCAGAAGCCGTCCCAGGCATTTTTAATGCCGTCAACGATGTTTTTAAACCAAGAGGTGATACCATGCCAAGCTGACTTAAACACTCGAACTGAATTAGAGCCAATCTTGCCAAAGAAGCTAGTAACGCCAGACCATGCGTTTTTAATGCCGTCAACGATGTTGCCAAACCAAGAGGTGATACTATGCCAAGTAGCTTTAAGCCCTTTAGACATGTTTCGCCCTAGACGGGTAAACCAGCCAGTCATTGAACGCCAAGCATTACGAATACCTTTACCAATATTAGAGAACCACTTGGTTACGCCTTTCCAAGCTGACTTTAATCCACTCGCCATGCCATGACCGAGTTTACTAAACCAACTGGTCATAGCGTGCCAAGCTTTTTTAATGTTCTTAGCAATGCCACTAAACCATTTGACCATAGATTTCCAAGCTGATTTAAGTCCCTTAGCCATATTCTTGCCCAAAGTCTTAAACCACTTGGTCATGCCTTTCCAAGACTTTTGGATGTTCTTACCAATCTTGGAGAACCACTTGGTTACGCCTTTCCAAGACGATTTAATTCCCTTGGACATGTTTTTGCCAAGTTTACTAAACCACTTGGTCATACCTTTCCAAGATTTTTGAATGCCTTTACCAATGTTGCCAAACCATTTGCCGACACCTTTCCAAGCATTTTTAAAGCCTTTGACTAAACCATTAACCCACTTGCGGAAACCTTTATTATTTTTATAAAGTAGATCAAAACCGCCTTGAATTGGATTAACAATTAATTCTCCAATCTCTTTCCAATTATTCTTGAAGAATTTAACAACACCGTTAAAAACTTTAACTGCTTGTTTACCGATGCTATTGACAAAATTTCTAAAAGGTTTGCAATGCTTGTAAAGCTCATAAAATGCAACGCCTAAAGCAACTACAGCAACAGCAATCAATCCAACTGGGTTAGCTTTCTCATCAAGATTTAATAATTTTTGAGCGGCATCAGCTATACTCGTTGATTTTGCTAACTTTTTAAAAGCGTCAATACTATCAGCAACATCACCAATACCTTTTTGAATACCGCCAGTGAAATCATAGATTTTTTTGGCTGCAAACGCACCAGCTAAAACTTTGCCAAAAGTTTTAATGCCTTGTATATGATGAACAATAAAATCAATTGTATTAGTAATACCTTTACCAATATTTTTAGATAAATTCTTAACGATGCCTTGAATGGCTGAGCCGGTCTTGGTTAAACCACCACGCTTATTTACTAATTGAGCCATCACGCCGTTTAAAGCTTTAATTGAAACAAATTCAATTGGCTTCATAAACATAGCGGTCATATTAGTGTATTGGCCTTGAGCTCTAGCAAGTTGTCCTTTGGTTGTTGAGCCAAATCTTTCCCAAGCTTTGCCAGATTTAGAACTGGCTTTAATCATTAGTTCTTGAAGCTTAGTTCCTGAAATTTTACCATTTGCTAACGCATTATTAAATGCTTTCTTAGACATTCCAGAAGCTTTAATAATAGCGTTACGTAATCCTGGCATTTGGCCAAATGCACGGTTAAATGCAGATAATCTAACTTTGGATTGTGAAAATACTCTAGTAAGTTTTGGACCCATACCAGCTATTTCTTTATCACTTAAACCAGCTTGCTTACCAAAAGCAAACAATTCATTAGTTAAAGCTTTAACATGACCAACATTACCATTCGTTAAGTTATATAAACTTCTTTGTAATTGATTAATAGAAGCTCCAGAAGCATTTGATGCGCCTCTGATCTTACCAATCTGATCCATTAAGCCTTTAACTTCTCGTTTGGGTAATCCTAAATCAGACCAGCGTTTTTTTAGTTCTTCTCCAGCTTCATCTAATTTAAAGCCATTCTTTGCAGCACTCCACAGTGCAGAGCCTAAACTACTAAAGCCATTAGATACCATATTACCAATGGCTGAGCCTTTGGCAATATCCATAATATTATGGCTAGTATCTTTAGCTTCATTGCTTGTACCATGAAGTTTGTCCTTAAGTCGATCAAATACAGAAGGATTGGTTTTCTTTATTGTGTCATTTAAAGACGACATGTTGGACTTAGTCTTATTAATCGAGGTAGCTGTTTCATTTACACGTACTTGTTGCCGTTTAAATGCATCGCTAGATTTACCAGCAGTACTTGCAATCTTAGATAATTCTGCTTCTTGGATCTTCTGTTGTTTATTTAAATTATCAAGTGAAGATCTATAGCCTGCTAGTTTTGCTTTAGCTGCTTCATAAGATTTACCTTCTGACTGTAGACGATTAACGTAAGATCTAGTTACTGACTCACTGGACTTTAGCTGCTTTTGAACGTCAGCCAAGCCAGACTTGTAGTAATCTAATGATTTATGAGCTTTAGATTGCTGATTTGCCAATCCGGCTAGTCTTTGCTCAGCAGAATGAACTCTGGTTTCATTTTTTTGCAGAGCTTCATTATACTTACCGTATTCTTGTCGGCCTTCTCTAGTAGAGCGGTCAACAGACTTCTGTGCTTCTTGCAAATGCTTTTGAGCTTCTCGCAAGCCAGAAATATAATCTTTCTGCCTTTTAATCGTTTCTGCTAAGCCCTTATACTTAGCTTCTGCAGCTTTCGTTGATTCGCCAATAGTAGATAGTTCAGCTCTTTGTGCCTTCCAAGCACTCGTAGCTTGAGTTACAGCTTGCTTTAATTCTCTAAGTGTTTTGACCGACTGAGAGCCGTTCAGCTTAATCTCAGTTGACATGCTCCCCATAGGAATATTTGCTGCCATTTTTTTACCTCCTTTCTGATTTATCCATATTATCTGCAAGTTCCCACAACGTCTTAGGACGCTTATCACGTGGTTTTGCATTCATAATTTCAATTAATCTGTAATAATCAGTGTTTTCAAATTCATCCACAGACATATGAGCATTGAGTATCATCTGTTGCTCTGAATAGTCAAAGTCTTCAATCATCTGCTCATATGCTCTAGCTGGATCTTCATCACTTATCTTCTGATTTTGTGCTTTTGTCAGAATCGTAACCAAGAACCTTACTAATTACTTCATTAGTGAAGTTAACTACATCCTTGAAATCTGAGTTTTCTACTTTCTTTGCTTGTTCATCTGACAAGTGCAAAATTGGTTTCAAAAACTCTGTATAAGTATCGATTAATTTGATTTGAGCATCTAGTGCTTTAATCATTGAGTCATCATCATCAGTATTAACGTGATCAATAACTTCACCAGCTTCCGCAAATTTCTTTTGCGCTACTAGGCATTTACGAATGTTTTTGCCTGAAGTTGGAATCTCAAATGTTGATAAATGTAATTTCTTACCATTAACTTTTGCTGCCATATAAATTTCCTTTCAAAAAAAGCATTTAAGCTGTTTTTCAAATAAAATAACTGCTTTTTCCTACCACTGCCCACCCTGCTAATTAATTAAGCGCCTTTAGTGGTAGATGATGTGGTAGATGACGTGGTTGTTGGAGTAGCACCAGTAATGAATTGAATCATCTGATCAAAGTCAAAGCTTGGTTCGTCTGAATAAAATTTTTCGTAAAGCAATGCGTCAGTGCCACGAGCTTGTGCGTTTAAAGTTAAAGCATCATGAGCGACAGTAGGGTTTTGGGTGTTAGTAGCCATTTTGAGTTCACCTGGGATAAATACCCCAAATGGGAATGCAAAGTACAAATCAATGTTCTTGTGAGTATTGTATGAGTGAGCAATTACACCACCATTTACTGCACCGGCCTTGCCTTGACGTGCATACCCACCAGCATTCTGTGTGTCTTTGCTTAAGCCAGTTAACAAATCATAAACAGCATGTGGGATATCATTAGCGGCTAACGCAATACTTGGTTGCTCTGTACCAGTGTTTACTTCTGCCACATAGTTAGAACCATAAACACGTGATACTGATGGAGCTAAGCCTGTGATGTTAGCTTGAGTTGCACCAAGTGATGATTGCAAATCTACCTTAAATAAGCCTTTGATTTCCTCGTGACCCGTTTGAGTATAAACCTTGCCTTTGTCGCCATCGTATGGAAAACCACCTGCGTTCGGATCAGTGATTACATTGCCGTCTTTATCATACATCCATACAATGAAGTCGTTTAAACCTGTTATTTCCATTTATATTCTCCTTTTAAAAAATAAATCAATTTCTGCGTGCCCAGACTCGTCAATGTAATGACCATTGTTCGTCTGTCTGAGCCAATTCTTTTGCATAAAAAAAGACGCTATTGATTGTTCAAAAGCGTCTGTATTAACTTGATTGCCTATCGGATAGCAGATCTTTACTTGTATCTGTACCGACATTTCATTATAAATATTGCTGCCATGCTCGGTTGGATTTTCCAGCACTTCAGAGATGGCAATTAAAGCTTTGTCTTGGTATTTTACCAAAGAGCTTGGAGGGATTCGAGAAGGAAAAGCTTGACCTAAGTTTTTAATATTTGCTTTATTTAAATCGTCAGATATTTTATAAGCAATCGTCATAAGCCCATCACTTCCTTATATTTTTCAGCCTCAGCTTTAAGCACTTCACTTTTAGCCTCATTTTGAGCTTTTTCAATGAAATGCATGTTTTTAATTTCTTTTTTGCTCATCCCTGCCGTTCCATTATTAACAAAACGGGCTACCATAGCTTGGTATTTATCATCAAAGCCAACGGAAGTATCTCCAGAGAAGAGTCCATCAGAAGTAAAGCCTGACTTATAAGTAATTGAATCTCTCAAGTGCTTAGTTTTACGAGGCTTTTTGCCGTGAAGCTCATTCATATGAGCAACTGAACGACCACCTTTATAGTGTTCGCTACTGACTGGTGTTGTTTTTTTCAAAGCTGAAGCAAATACTTTAGCACCAGCACCAGTAACCTGTGCTTTTTGAGAGGGAGTTAATTTAGCAGCTTTTTCAACCTGTTCATACCATTTGAGCAAATTATCACCTAAATCAGCCATCATTATCACCTACTTTAGTGAGAGTGAGTAAGTCATAGGCTGTCTGATTACGATAAGGATCCTGATTAACGTTGGATACCTTATATACAATATTGTTCAGCCTTGCATGAGTAATCTTTTCCCACGATTGGCGATGATGGACGACCACAATTAAAGTGTTTGTGGATTGATTACCAGTCTGTTGAATCATTTGTGAAGTCGTTAAGCTCCAAAGTCCACACAATGTTGGATTATCTATTGGTACAAATGTAGTTTTTAACACGCCATTAATATCATAATCTTGATCATCAATAGTTCCAAATGCAATTGGTCGTGTTAAACGATCAGGATTCTGCAGTTGAACCATCATCGCTCACCTCACTCTCATCATATGAACCACGAAGCTGACCAATAATAGTCTTAGCGGTTGTGGAAGATACAGCAGATGATGGATGATTAAACCAGTTTGCTGCAATTGCAAAGCAAGCAAGTTTATAGAGTGGAAGAATGTTCTCACTTTGATAAAAGTCCGTGTTTTCTTGCCCCACAGCACCTTGAACATAAGTTTCAGCTGCGTTAAGAGCAGATGTCATGTGCTGAGTTACTTGGTCATCAAGCATATCATCATTTGGCAGATATCCTAAGACTCGCTTAAATTCATCATCAGCTTTCAAGATGGCGGTCATTGCTGATCACCTCCTTCATTTACTTGCTTGTTGAACTGGTTGACGTGCTACCAGTATTAGCAGTGCCTTTAGTTTGATCAGCAACTTTCTTGAATGAGGCAGCTGCAAAAGCTCCATCGTCAATTAGCTGAACGTCAAAGCGATCAATGAAACGAATCTTAGTAGTATCAGTTTCAAATGCACCACCACCAATATTAGTTGGAGTAACTGACATTTCTTGACGGTCAAATAAAGTAATACCTTGCTTCAAATCACCAAAGTAAAGTGGATGAGAGCCTGAGACATCTGGTAACCAACGGTCAGCAATAACTTGTACAATGTGACCACCAATTTGGTTAATTTCTGGATTAGTTACGTTAGGTTGAATCAAGTAATTACCGTTTGCGTCCTTCATCTTTGAAAGAACATTGAAACCAGATTGGTTAGTTACAAATACTGAAGTAGCAATAATAGCTGGATCAAGGGTATTGTTTTCAAGATCTTTGATGTCGTCAAAATCAGTAATAGTTGGTTTCTTAGGTGCATTGCCCATTACAGCTAAAATGGCTTGGTTGCGAGTTACTACGTCCTTGCGTGCAGCCCATTGCTCTAACCAGCCTAAAATGTTTTCAGTAGTATCTGCTAAAAGAGTGTTAGTAGCAGTGGTGATACCTGCATAACGATGAATAACATACTTAACTAAAGTAAGTTGAGGATCATCAATGTCACCAATTTGCGCCTTTTCATCGTCTAAGTTGACTAATGGACTAATATCAGCAAGTTTTTCATAAACACGTGAACCATGTGAAGTTGAAACATTTTCAATATTTACTAAGCTTTCAAGAGAAGCGTATTGACGCACCAAAGTATGAATAGCAGTTTGAACATCATCTGGAATAGTTAAGCCAGCATTTGAGTCGTCGCCTGAAACTGTAGTTCCATCTGGCATAGTGCCTGAAGTAACCATATTTTTGAAATCAGTTACAAACTTGTCCTTAATGTCCTTAGCCAATTCCTTTTCTGATTTCTTAGGTTCAACTGGCTTCTTGTTGACTGGCTTTTCAGCAGTTCTAGCGTCATCTAAAAGTTGTTTGGAGTAGTCACGAGCCTCCACAGCATCGGTGTAGTCTTTAGCTGCTTGCGTCATTTCATTCTTCAAAGCCGCCTTTTGCTCATCAGTCATTGAATCAAAACTGGCATTATACTTTGCATTCAATGCCATCTTCTTGTTAAAAAGATCAGTTACCTTATTGCTCTTAGATAACCAATCATCATGTAAATCATTAATTCCCATTTGGGACCACCTTTCTAAAATTAAGACCAAAGTAAAAGAGCAAGGTCATCTGCCTTGTCCTTCTTTGGCTCTTTTTTCTTATTTTCAATGGGTTTAGAGACATCATTGGTCTTTTTACTTACTTCATCATTTCGGTGAAGCAAGTTTTTAATCTTATTGATCATTTCTGGTTTTATTGATAAAGAACCATCAGCATTGACTAAAGCTGGCTCTTTATTTTCAAACATAATTTCATCAGCGAAGCCATTTTCAACAGCTGTCTTGGCATTCATCCAAGTAGTGTTAGCCATCATTTGATAAATGTCTTCTGGTGACTTACCTGTTCTCTTCGAATATAGGTCAACAAAGGATTTATCCATTTGATCTAACGCATTGTATTCACTCATCATGTCAGTGCTGTTTCCAGTAGCTGCACTACTTGCTCTGTGAATCATCATTTGTGCAGTTGGAGACATTGCAACATGGTCAGCTGCTAACGAAATCCAAGATGCAGCAGAGCAAGCATAGCCAACGATTTTAGCGTTAACTTTACCTGGATATTCCATAAGTTCCGTATAAATTTCAGAACCTGCATCAATATAGCCACCTGGTGAATTGATTTCTAAAGATATATCTTCACCATTAGCTTCTGACAAAGCGTCAGAAACAGATTGTGGACTAAAGTATTGATAATTTAACCAGTCATAAACATCTGAAAAATTGTCAGGAATGACTTCACCCTTCATTTGAATTGTTTTCATTATTATCACCTCCTTTCTCTGGCTGATCTGTAGGCAGATCCTGTGGTAAATAGCCTAGTCTCTTCAGAATAAATTGAGCTTGATTAGCAGAAATTATACTATCTTGCACCATGCTTGAGATTTTGTTTGCATAATTATCACCAATCGCATCCACAGAAGGACGCAGGTCAGGAGTTACAGTAGCATTTAATTTGCTATTAAGCTCACTAGCAATAGGCCCAACAAAGCGCTTTAAAGCTTTAGCATATTGATTGTTTTCTTGATCCAGATTAGATTGCTGATCGCCTGCACCATTCAAGTAGCTATCAGGTACGCCATAGACTTTAGCAACTTGTCTGCTGGTCCAATCAACTTGAGCTAGTAACTTAGCAATGTCACTCTTAATTTCCAGTGGCTGATAGGTTTCAAGATCGTCTAAGACAATCGGACCATTAGCAGAATTGTTTTGCTGTCTAACGAAAGCACGGCTTCTGGCTGCTTTCTTTTTTTCATCAAGTAAGCCAGCACCCTGAATCGTTAAAATCCCTGGTGCCATGGCTGATTGGCTCAATGCATTTTTGGTTAAATCGTTGGACTTATTTTTAATTGCAAGCTCATCTGTCAAAGCACGCAATGGCGAATATCCTTTGATGCCAATTGAGTTCTTCGACATTAATCTAAAGTGAATCATTTCGCCCT